AAAATGGAAAAAGAAGAAAATATTGAATTAGTTTCATTAGCACATTTTAGAGGACGTACATTTGACAATGCAGTTTGTATTGTAGATGAATTCCAAAACTTAACTAAACAACAATTACAAATGGTTTTATCTCGTTTAGGTAAGGATAGTATTATGATTTTATGTGGTGATAGATATCAAATAGATTTAAAATATCCAAATGATTCTGCTATACATGAAGTTGCAAAACTTAAACCGTCTAAATGGGTAAATGAAATAATATTATTAGATAATCATCGACATGAAGCATTAGATGATATTTTAAATTTATTAAATGAAAAATACTAATATTTATATATAAAGGAAATAAATGGATTACTCAGAAAATAGACCAATATGGCCAGGTAGCTCATCATTTAGTGTCGGCGACACACCGTTTGGATTTTTTGATTCAGATTCATTATTTCAACAACACGCAGATAAGTTTGCAGAATTTGCTGCAACTCATCTAGGATATCCTATAACCGATATTGAATTGCAAGATATTAATTTTTATACTGCATTAGAATCGTCGGTTATAGAATATTCAAATCAAGTTAATCAAGTTAATATTGTTAATAATTTAGTAAATACATTAGGGGTAAATACAGCATCTGCTTTTTTAGGCGGTAGTAGTTTTACCGGCGTAAATATTGGTACATCATTAGGATATATTACTAAATTATCAAAAGCATATGGAACTGAAGCCGGGTCCGGAGGTACTGTAAAATGGCGTAAAGCTGTTATTAATGTAACTCCTGGGACACAAACATATAGTATCAGACAAGCAGTATCAGCATCGTTAGCAGAAAGTAATATTGCATTATCAAATACTAGTTCAATCGAAATACAACGAGTAATACACAATACGCCGCCGGCAATTGTTAGATACTTCGATCCATTTGTTGGAACGGGGTTAGGTTCACAACAATTAATGGACTCATTTAATTTCGGTGGATTTTCTCCATCTGTTAGTTTCATGATGATGCCAATACATGCAGATTTGCTGAGATTACAATCTATAGAGTTTAATGATCAAATCAGAAAATCTCACTACACATTTGAGATACACGGAGATAATATTACATTCTGGCCAGTGCCTACTACACCATCTGGTTCGAATGCCGGAACGCCATTTTACGACAAAGTTTGGGTTGATTATATATTTGAAGAAGAAAAAAATAAAGATGCAATTTTATTTGGTAATACCGCACTTCTAAACAATGTTGTAAGTGACGCATCAAATATACCATATACTTATCAAACATATAGTAAAATTAATGATATGGGCCGTTCTTGGATATTCAAATACGGAGTTGCGGTTGCAAAGGAAATGTTAGGTCAAGTTCGTAGCAAATATGGTAATATTCCGATACCTAATTCCGAAGTAACATTAAACGGATCTGATTTAATGTCACAAGGACAATCAGAAAAAGAAGCATTAGTAACACAACTTCGAGAATTTTTAGATAAATTAACTAAAGAACAAATGCTAACGCGTCAAAATGCAGAAGCAACGCAAATGAATGAATTGTTAGCGAAAATACCATTGAAAATTTATGTTGGATAAGGAGATACTATGGCACTATATGGTGGAAAACGAGATGCTAGATTAGTAGCATCATTTAATGCTGAAATACTAAATGCTATAGTTGATACTGAAATTGAATTTTTTAAATTACACACAGATTCATCAGAAACAAATATATACGGAGAATCTACTAAAAAATCATATTATGATTCTATATTAATTCCATGTTTAGTTACTAAAGATGAAAAAAATGCTGTTAATGATGATTATGGACAATCATATACACGTACGGCATCATTTGCAATATCTCGAGATATATTAGAACGATCCGGATTTTATCCAGAAACTGGAGATGTAATTTTTTGGGATAATGAATACTATGAAATTGATAATATAGATGCTAATCAGTATTTTGCTGGTAAAAATCCTGAAACGTGGCCTAATGGTAGCGAACATGGTTATAGTGTTTCTGTAATATGTAATACCCATGCAACTCGCCAAACGCCGCACGGTATTAAATCGAATCGTTTTGGGGGTAGCAATAAATTTGGATACACACACTGATGCCTAGATTAAATAGACAAAATATCGACAGAAATACCAATGTACCAAATCCTGGTACAACAGAAGGACTTACACCAGATTTAATATTAAATAGAGCAAATCAAATACGACGAGATGATGATGTTATACGAACTCCAAATCGAACATTATATGATATTGACTATGCAATAAAATGGTATTTAGATAATGAGATCCAACCAAACATTACCGAAAATCAACAATTGATACCAATTCCGATAATTTTTTCAAATGGAGAAAAGTGGAATGATGTTCGTCGTTTAGGATATATTCGAGATGAAAAAGGAATGATTCAATGTCCGGTTATCATGTTGAAACGTAGTAGTGCGGTTGAGCGAGATAATTTAAAAACGTTAGATGTTAATCGAATTCCTGATAGCAATTATATAACACATAAACAAAAATATAATGCACGTAACAGATACGAAGACGAATTATTTCCGATGCCAACAAATGTACCAGCTCAATCAGAAACTGTATATGTGGTAGATATACCAAAATATGTTACTGTAGAGTATGAAATGATGATATGGTGTAATTTTACTGAACAATTAAATTCAGTAATAGATCAAATATTACCATATGGTAGATATGCATGGGGAAATGAAGGAAACCGCTTTGCAACTGCAATCGGAAGTATAACCTTTGAATCGACAAATGCACCTGGCGAAGATAGAATGATACGGGCCAATATTCCATTAACGGTACAAGGTATATTATTAAGTGAGCATGAGTCTAGAATATCAACATTAAAAAAACGATATTCACTTAAAAAAGTTTCATTTGATGTTGTATTAGACGTCGGAGCTAATATATTTAGCACAACTATAGTACCAGCACAAATATTACAGTCATCTCAACATATATTTGGCGGCGGGTCGTTACAAGTTGTAACTGGCGGTACTGCTACTAATATCAATGCACTAACGTTATCATATTTAATAACAATGAGAGATGAAATTGCAGTATATTCAAATTCTACAACCGTAACAATTTCAGCATTGGCTGCAATTAATCCAACGAATAATGATGCTGCTAGTAAAGATGAATTTAATGTTTATATAAACGGCCAATATATTGATAAGGCAATGTATACATGGAGTCCCAACGGTAATGGCGCACAAACAATCGTATTTGATACCGCAAATATGGGATATACTATAGACTCGACAGATATTGTGGTAGTTAACGGGAGATGGGCATAATGAGTAGACAGTTTAAACCGGGACAATTAAAATCTGGATTATATGATATTACAGCATCATTTGCATTATCTGCATCTAATGTACCAGATGTATTCCGTATAATAACAGGAAGTAGATCGGCTGAGGTATCTGTTGGCAATGATATTTTTTTAATTAAGAATGCGAGTCAAACAGTATTACGCGTAAGTCAAAGTGGAGTAATTGTATTGGCAACACAAAGTGTGGAACTAACAGGAACTGCTCCAAATGGTGGTATGTATTTTACATCTGGTTCATTTTTTGTTGGGTTAGAATAAAAGTTAATCATATTTATATATAAAATGAAATACAAGGGATAAAAAATGGCATCATGGAAAAAGGTCATAGTATCTGGCAGTAATGCTAATTTAACTACATTGTCTGTTGACAACTTAACATCAGGTCAAGTTGTTATCGGTGGTGGAACGGGTAATTTAAGCACAACTGCAATTAATGGTACGGGAAATATAGTAGCAACTACCGGCGCAACTGGTGTTAGTATATCAGGTTCATTTAGTGGATCGTTTAATGGATTAATTGATTCAGCATCATTTGCATCAACAGCATCATTCGTAACAGCATCTGGAGTTTTTGGACCGTATGGAGCTAATAGTGTAATATCTTCATCATATGCGGTTAATGCTGGAAAAGTAAACAATGCATTAACAATTGGCGAAGGTTTAGGCGGAGCAGTATCATATGATGGTTCAGCTGCAGTTACATTAACTGTTTCAGGAGCTGCTCAATTAACAGATAATAAAGTTGTTAAATGGAACAACACCGATAATAAATTTGTCGATGCTAGTTTAACAGATGATGGAACGACTATTACTGGTACTACATCTATTCAATTAACAGGTGCAAATTCATCATTAACTGGTTCATTTACTGGTTCATTTAAGGGCGATGGTTCTCAATTAACTGGATTAGCAACTACATTAGATATATCAGGATCGAATGGAACAGGTATATCTGTTAATCTATTAACACAAGATTTAACTATAGATGGTACTGCTAATGAAATAGAAACATCTGCAGCAGGTACTACAATAACAATTGGATTACCGAATGATGTAACTATTGGAAATAACTTAACTGTTACGGGCGATTTAACGGTTAACGGAACTACTACTACAGTTAACACTGAAAACTTAATAGTCGAAGATAGATTTATTTTATTGTCATCCGGATCAACATCGGCTACAGATGGAGGTATTATTATACAATCCAGTGCCGGGGCATCAGGATTTGCGTATGGATATGATAACACTTCCGACAGATGGGTGTATCAAGATGCATTAAGCGGAAATGCAAATGCGTTTGGAACTATTACTGCATACTCAAATACCACAGAATATGGCGCATCTGGAACTAAACCGTCTGATGCAACAGGTCCGGCATATGGTGGTGCTACTGCCGGATATGGTAATACATGGGTATCAACTGACACTGGTGAAATTTGGATATATTCATAAATAATATTAAATTAGTTATATGGCACTTATAGAAAAACAAAAACAAAATTCCTCTTCTATCAACGGAGAGGAATTTTCATTATCAAAATCAGAAATTGAATTTGTATTATTACTAATTAAAGACTCTACATTTAAAGGCATACAAGTAGAAGATGTTTATAATACGGTATATAAATTACAAAAACAATATACAAATATAAAATAAAATAAGTTATGAATGAATTATTTTCTACAGACGAATTAACAGTTCTTCGTCACTCACTAAACATTATCACTATTCAAGGTAAAGACGCAAAACCTATTGCAGCATTGCAAGAAAAACTTGAAAATTTAATTGCACAATCACAAATAGAACAACAAGAAAAATTACCAAATAAAAAGTAATTACATATTTATAATAAATTATCGATGTTGGCCGAATAGGAAGTAGGCATATACACGGCATAAGTGTATGTATCTAACCACATCTAATAAAGGATTATAAATATGCCGTCTTGGAAAAAAGTCATTATTTCCGGCTCATCAGCCGAACTATCATCTGTATATGCACCTAGTATAACCGGTTCTTTACAAGGAACTTCATCATTTGCGGTTACTGCATCATATGCATTAACATCATCTTTCTCGTTAGCAACTACTGAAAATCGTATTTTAGTTTTAAACCAATCTGGGTATACGATATCAAAAGGCATAGTTGTTCATATAACTGGATCTAATAATGCAAGTGATATACCTCGAGTAGTTTCAGCTTCATATGAAAGTGATGCATATTCAGCAAATACATTAGGTATTGCTTCGGAAACTATTACAAATGGTAATCAAGGATATGTAACTACCGAAGGAGTATTAGCTGGAATTGATACTAGTGCATTTACATCTGGCCAATTAGTTTACTTAGGTGCAGCTGGTTCGATAGTAGGTACATCCCCACTAGCTCCGCTCCATTCCGTACGATTAGGACAAATAGTCCGAGAACAATCCATTAATGGTTCAATGTATGTTCGTATCGATAACGGATATGAATTGGGAGAATTACATGACGTTATCGACTCTACTACAACTACATCACATGGAGATTTATTAGTAAAAAGCGGAAGTGTGTGGACTACTTCTAAACAGTTAACTGGTTCATATGGATTAACTGGTAGTCTTAATATTGGACCACATACATCACCATCATATACATCAAAAATACATGTAGCAAAATATCCAAATCCATCCGGCTCATTAACCGCTGGCACAGGTTCAATACTTTATAATTATGGTGTTTCT